CTACGGGGCCGGCCTCGCCACGCAGGCGCGTTACACCGACTGGGACCAGGACTTCCTAGGTCACACGTCGGAGCCGCGCATGAAGCTGGCGATCCCCGAGAACGAAGGGACGTTCGACAAGCGTGAACTGCGCATCGTGCTGCCCCTCGACAGCTTCGTGTCGCGCGCCAGTGGCGGCGTGCCTCACTCTCCGATCTACGTTATCATCGAGGAGCTGACGCAGGGCCTCTTCACGGGCGACCAGTCCTCACAGAAGATCCTGTATGCGGGGCGAGTCAGGCGCACGATCAAGAACTACCAGGGGCAGAACAACCAAGCCGCGTTCTTCTCCCTTCCGATCAAGTCGCGCCTGGACATCGCGATGGGGTTGCCGTGCAACCACCACTGTGCCTGGACCTTGTTCAAGGGAGGGTGCGGCGTGACTCCCGTAGAGGTACTGGCCGAGATTGACTCTGCGGACGGCACCGAGATTACTGTCACGACGGGAATTTTCACGACGCCGGGGTCAACCGACGCTCGCTACTGGAAGCGCGGCTACGCTGAGAAGGACGGCCTGCGCATCGCAATCCGAGACTACGACGGAGACGTGGACACGACCAAGGCGTACATGGCCAACCCAGTGCCTAGCGACTGGATTCTCGCTGGTGCGGCCAGCATCAGGTTCGTGCCGGGCTGCGACAAAACCGTCGAGACGTGCCGCGCGCGCTGGAACGCCGAGGAGTTCTTCCTGGGCCTTGGCTACGCCATCCCCGCCCACCAACCCAACTTCGAGACCCCGTAATGGGCGGCTACCGCGTCTACCGACCGAGCCTGGAGTGGAATCCTGGCGACCCCGAGATCGCTACTGCGCTGGCAGCCGAGCTGGAGCGCTGGCGCGGCACGCGCTACGAGTCCGGCCAGTCCTTCCCGCAACGCGGGGCGGACTGCACGGGTAGCGTCTTCGGCGTGGTGGACGCGCTCGACGGGCGCGCGCGAATGCGGCCTGCCGGGTTCCCTCACGACGCCTCAATCCATGACCGAGCTGGCGCGATCCGCACCGTGCGCGAGATCATGCGGCGCTACTCGCCGTGCTCGAAGGTCGAGCCTGATGAGCAAGGCGTCTTCCAGGTGGAGCCGGGGGATATCGTAGTGACGGGCGCTCCGGGAGGGGGTCCGGGCCACGTCGAGATCGTGGGGCCGCGCAAGAACGAGCTGTGGCACGCCCAGCCGTCGTGCGGCTTCCATCAGGGCGGATGGTCGTTCCTCGAACAACAGATTCTCTACGCCGTCTACCGGATCGAGGACAAGCATCGCTGGAGGCAAGAATGCGCCGAGTAACTCAATGGTTCTGGCGTCGCGTGGACGACGTGAGCTACAACTGGAACTGCGATCGCCCGCGCTTCTACCAGAAGTGTCTGCTGGCCGTCAGCGTGCTCATGGCAGGCTGCGTCCTCCAGTTCGGCGGGACGGCCGTCGAGGCTGATGGAACGCAACTCGCGTGGACTCAACTCGCGTGGGCCGTCATCTCAACCGGCCTGGCGCTCATCGCGGGCCAGATGCTCGCGAAGAAGTCAGACTCTCCGATCCAGTCCGACAAGCCCACGACGCTCTCGATCCGAGGCTCGTTCACGCCTTGGCACGTAGGCATCCGCCGCATCGGCCCTGTGTTCTGCTGGGCTGGCGATCGCGAGATCCGCAAAGAGTCGGCGGGCGGTGGGGGCAAGGGCGGCGGTGACGCCCCTGAAACGGATGTGGTCTACGAGGCCGGGTGGCACGTTCTCGGCATCGGTCCTATGTTCGCGCTGCACTCGATCATCCAAGGCGGCACTACGATCTTCACCGGCCCGATCACCTCTGAGTCCCACCCGAGCGGCACCACGGTGGATCTCGGCGCGGAAGGCGCGTTCACGATCTACTGGGGCGAGCCTGCGCAACCCCCGAACACGTTCCTGGGCAACGCGAACCGCGTGTCTGTCAGCTCGCGCTGGCCGCACGCCTGTTACGTCGTGTGGAACAAGAAGCGCCTCCAAGGCCAGACCTGGAACATCGTAGACTACGTGATGGAGCGCCGCCCTTCGTGGGCCGGGCTCACGCAGTCCCAGTCGTGGTACGAGCCTAACCGCACGCTGACAGGGCCTAGCGATGCTGTAACCGACGCGCTCTCCCACGCAGATGAAGATACCGGCTACCTGCAAGTCGAGGGCGACCTGACCGCGCGCTACAAGCCGACGTTCGATGTAGAGCTGACGGGAACCGGCCTGGCGAACGGCACCTACGAGGTGCTACGCTCGGAGGTGGTGCAGATCCAGTCTGGCAGCTCCCCGTACTTCACCTACGCGCCCGCCACGCGCATCTTCCTCCAGGACGGCACGCTTGGAGCGACCGGCGGAGGCTCCATTCAGGTGTGGGAGGAGGACAACAAGGACGATGCCAACATCGCACACGTCATCGGAGAGCTGCTGTTCGCGGACTGGCCGTTGGGGCTGCAACTCGACCCGAATCACATCGTCGAGTCGTGGGACACCGACTCGCTCGAAGAACTGGGGATCGAGGCTGAGACCAGCGGGTGGCGGTCTTCCATCTTTGGCACGCAGGGCGAGACTGCCGAAGCGATGCTGGGTGCAATGCTGCAAGATCATGGCACGATGCTGCCGATCGACACCTCGACGGGGCACATGCTGTTCCAGCGCGTGCGCCTCCCCTCCGGAACACTGGCAGCCCTAGTCGAAGACATCCACGCCGACCGCTTCCCGGAGATCGAGACGCTCCACGACGATCAGCCTGTGGACCGGCTGATCTTCTCGTTCAGCGGGCGAGGTAACCTGTACGGTGACGTGACGATCGCCGTGGATGAAGACGGACAGGCTAGTTTCGCAGAACACCAGCGGGCGCGAAAGGTCCCGATCGTCTCGACCACGTTGTTCTCCACGGCTGCCGCGCTCTCAGAGCTGCGATCGCCAGAGGAGCTTGCCAAAGGCGCGAGGATTCGGCTGGATGCGAGCCGCGAGGCGCGCGATCTGCTGCCGGGACAGGCGATCATCGTCGAAGGCTTCGACCAGGTGCTTCGTGTGACATCGGTCGCGATCGACCCTCTCACAGAGCGTGTCGAACTAACCGTGATCCCGGACTTCTACGGCGTCCCCTTGTCTAGCTTCCTCACGAACGAGGGTGGCACAACGGATCCGCCCGAGGACCCGCAGATCGACGAGGAGTTCAGGTGGGTCGAGATCCCCGAGCAGCTCCTCGGTTCGACCTTCCCCGCAACCCCCTACGTCATGGTGCCGCGCATTCGCGCGAACTCCAACATCAGTTTCTCGTCAATCCACTTCTCCGAGGACAACTCGACCTACACGCTCAAGGGCAACGACACGAACGTGCAGACCGGGGGCACGTTGGACGCATCGCTCGATGCCGACGGCCCGAGCTACCTAGAACAAGGACCCGTCTTCACCGAGCTAGGTCCTGACAATTCGTCTGCCGGGGACTACTCGGCGGACCTCACGAGTTGGGGCCTCGGACGGCAGCTCGCTGTCATCGTGTCCAGCGCGGGCACGGAGGTATGCATCGTGCAGAAGACCACCATCGTGAGCGGCACGCAGCGCCGCCTCGATGGTCTCGCTCGCGCCTGCTACGACACGCGCAAGCTGGCGCACCCGGCAGGCTCGGTCGTCTTCATCGTGGACCCGGACTCCATCACGGAATTCACGGATGGCCTGCTCGTGCCAGAGGGAAGCCTGTGGGTCAAGTCGCAGCCTGGCACGAACGGGGGTCAGGTCTCGTTGGACTCCGTGCCGCCCTACGGCAACGAGGTCTACGCAAAAGGGCAGGTTCCGATCGCACCGGACTACGTTCACGTTCGCGCGCCGTACCGCAACTCACCTGCCTTCCAAACCGGCGACGATATCACCATCGGCTGGGCGATCTCGACCGGCACGAAGCAAACCGGGTGCGGCGGCCAGAACGCAGGTCAAGTCACGGGCGCACCCGTGGTGCCCGGCGCCATCCAGATCGACTTCCTCACCACCGGGGATGCGGTGATGGGGACGTACTCCGTAGACGGCGAGATCGCCGAATACACCTACGACAACGCTGACCTCGTAGCCGACTTCGGCGGCGAACCGAGCGCCTTCAAAGTTCGCGTCACGCATGTCGCGAACGGTTACTCTTCTCCGGTGAGCCAGTCGCTCACCATCAACCGCGTCAGCTAGGAGGCTTGACATGGCTAGGCCCGCAAAGAACGACATCGACTCTGGCATCCAGAACTGGCACCAGAAGATCGACGACAACGACGAGGCCCTGTTCAACGGGCCGCTTCCGATCCACGAGCACACGGGCGACGAGTCCGACCTCGCCGCCACCTTTCCGGCGGCGAGCTTCGACCGCTGCCTGGTGATGGTCGATCACTCTACCCTGGGCTGGTCCATCTACGGCTCGAACGGCACGTCATGGCAGCGCGTGGCGCTGCTGGATGCCGAAGCCGTCACCGCGCTCACCGACTCGACCGGGGGTTCGGCGAACGACACGCTTGTGGCGATCTCGGGCTCGGGCGACGACACGAACATCAACAACAACTTCGCCGACCTCGTGGCGAAGGTCAACGCGATCCGCACGGCCCTGGTCAACCACGGCCTGCTGTCGTAGACGTGGCCCCTCGTGGGTCATCTGCCCGGGTCCGGCGGCTGGATTGCCTCCCCAGTCGTCGGACCCACCTTTTCCTGGATTTCGCTTGACATCGAGGCTCGATATGGGTAGGTTTACTACCGTCAGCGTGTAGAACGGTCAAGTGCCTCGGAGGTGGCCCTTCTACGCTGACCCGCCGAGCTGCGGACAAAGCTCGCCTCGCTGACCCAGGCCGGGGCTTACAATCCGAGAGATGGGCGCGGCAGCGTCCAGGGGCTCGTCCTGGGACTGTTCCGAAGGGGCCGGCGCACCGAGGCCGGGAGCGCCGCCCCTCCTGCCGCCTCTCCAACGCAAGCGGCCCGGCGCAGGTGATGAGACCTGCGCCGGGCCGCGTCGATTCTGGGCCTCTCAGGACGGTCAGAGGCCCTGTTCCTTCTTGAGTCTCAGGAAGCGCTCCCAGGGCGTCTCCTCGACGGGCACCGGGGCGGGGGGCGGAGGGGCCGGACCCTCCTCGGCGTCCAGCAACCCCTCGGGCAGGGCCTCCAAGATCAAGGTCATCGGGACGATCCCGGCGTGGTGCATGATGATGGTCCCCCTGTGAACCCCAACGGTGACGATGATGCCCAGCACCTCACCCTCGGTCGAGAAGACCGGGCCTCCGGAGTCACCCGGGAAGATGTCCATGGCGACCCGATCGGGGTCCTCAGTGCCGAGCCCTGCGGTCCACCAGTGGTCACCCGCGCCGTAGCCGCTCTTGAACACTGTCTCACCTGGGCGAGGGGCTCGGTCGGCCAGGGGCCAGGGCTTGTGCCCGTGGGGCTCGGTGACGAGCAGGACGGCATCCAGATCCTCTCCCAGCTCGATGATCTCCAGCACAACCAGGCCGTCCACCGTGATCTGCCCAGGGTCGAATCTGCCGATGACGTGAGCGGCGGT